TGTCATTCCACCTACGTTGTAGTAGTAGAACTTTAGATTCTTGATTTGATTCCAAGTTGCCCTGACCTTATCGACAGTCTCTGCACCAGCCTTGCGCCAGAGTCCGCTCTCAAGCAAGTGAACTGGAACGTGACTAAGCGCAGCGCATTGGCGCATAATCACTTCTTCTTTACTCATTTCTCCATTATCAAAATGAAGAACGGGCACATCGTACTTTGCTGAAACCTTGGTAGAATAGTTTAAGGCAAGCAGGGTCTTGCCTACGCCAGAGCGAGCAACGATAACTGAGATGTTGCCCGGTCTCAGAAGAGAGCCGTAAATCTTGTTAACAGTTGGGAATGGCCCCATGAAGCCAAATTCAGTAATAGGGTTGTTCCCGCGCTCTTCAATAACATTCTCCATTTCCTCAAAGATGTTAACGGGCTTTTCATCATTGTTTTCATAAAGATTGATTGTCTTATTAAATGCGGAATCGGCTTCTTCGATGATCTTCTGATAAGAAGAATCGGGAGCGATTTTCTTCATCTTGTCCGCTACGTCCAAAGCTGACCTGTGGATTGTGCGGCGAATAGAGTATTTTTTAATCTCTTTCGCCGCAGAAACTGCGGTGGATTTGTTCGTCTTGCGAAGAGCGAGAGAGCGAAGATAGTCGAAGATGTCGATATTATCCTCAAAGGATATACCGATTTCCTTGATTCTTTGAGCAATGATGATCTCGTCAATCTTCTCATTGCTCTCCATACACTTTCGGAGAATGTGGTAGATCGTCTTGTGAACGACCGTTTCTTCAGAATAAAAATCAGCTTCAGATATGAAGTCGCAGATCTCTGCGTAGGCATCTGGGTGCTGGATAAGTCCAGCCAAAAGCTGCTTCTCTACTTCTAGGGAATAAAGCATTAGATTTCGTCGTCTCTAACATCCATCTCTTCAGAGTTGAGATATTCCTCAAGCGCCTTTTTAAGACCAAGGGAAGTTACTACGGAATCAAATCTAGTAAAGATTTGAGGCACTCCATTCTGGGTGCATACACATAGGATTAAGCCTTTATAACTCTCTGCGCCTCCAGAGAGTTCGTAAATTTGCTCAACCATCTCTGGTGGGAACAAAAATTCCTTATCTTTTGATTCTTGGCTCATTATAAAATGATTCCTTGCTTTTCGAACGTTTCTTTGCAGATGAGATCGGTCTCGTAGATTTCTACCAGCTTTATGCCGTTTGTCAAGCAAAATTGCAACTTTAAATCGTCACGTTTAAGCTGGGACAACCACTTACGCCGATCATTGCCGTGGAAATAAGGGTTGTAGGTTTGATGCTGCTTGCCCTGAACCTCTATCGCTATCTTTTTATTTGCATTATAAATGTCAAGAGATAGGCGGGTTCCTACAACCCTTATCTCCTCAAACACAACGTCGTACTTCCAGTAGGGTAATAAAAACTGCTTTACCCTCCATTGGATGTTGCTTTTGGATTTCGCTTCCCAATTAATTATGTATTTTTTAGCATTTTTAAGAAAGCGCTCTTTGCCATTTAGGGTCTTAAACTTCATTTGCTGAGTTCTCAGCGATAATATTAATGAAGTACTTGTGCAGGGTCTTAGTCAGCTTTTCGTTGGCTTCAATAAATTCAAAGACCGCGTTTTCCCCTTGAAATTTTTCAGGCATATCTATGCCGATATCCTTGGCAATTTTGGCAAGATCTTCCGATACGGCATACCAAGCTCCAGCACGACTTACGAGTTCCCAAGTAAGCAGCATATCAACAATCTCCTTCTCAACCCATACGGATCTGCCATTGCTGCGTCCATACTTGATTGGATATGTAACTCTATTCTTGCTCTTCTCATTTGGACTTTTTTTGATATAAATCTTACAGTTGTGTCCGATGATTGGGTTTTTTATCGGGTCTGACTTCTTTATGCTTGGGTCTTTAAGGATAATATCTCCCTCAAAGCGAGGCTCAAATTCAAAGATAAAATTAGCAAAGTGAAGCAGGGCATTGCCACCAGTGGCGGATGTTTGGCGGATTGGTGCTGAACTGTAAGGGTCCAGTTTGATATCGCTTCTGACCTGAGAGATAAAGATCGCCATATGCCCGCGCTTGGTAAGCGCGATAGAAATCTTTTTCATAAGGTTTGCTGCGATAACGGCGCCACCAGCGACCTTTACAGACTCTTCAAAAGTCTTATCAAGATCGTTCTTCGCAATGAGTCCGTCAACAGAATCAACGATGAACATATACTTGTTCTTTTCGTCGTTGTACATTACCAGCTTTCGCATTGCGTCTACGACGGTCTCATAGATGTTCGATTCAAAAACAAAACAGGTGCCAGCCTCCCATTCGGACGGGTCAAACACGAACTTTACTCCGCTTCTCTTTTGCATCTCTGGGGAAAGGCGACCCTCGGCTTTAATATAAAAGCCCTTTGAGCTTGGAACGGTATTGAGGAAGTTCCGCATAACCTCAAGTGACGCAGAGGTCTTGCCGCCCTCGGTAAAGCCTACGAAGCGATGTAGACCTGGTCCAAGACCGCCGCCTGTTTGCATATCCATATTCAAAGAGCCTGTAGAAACCTTGTAGTTTACAGACTCTTCGAAATTGTAATGGTCGTCCTTGTTGGACTTTAAAAAATCGCCAAGAATACTCTTGGATGAAATGCCATCTTCTTTCTGTTCTTCTTTTGCCTTCTTGCTCATTGTAGAAAATCTCTAAGTGTTTTTTTGGTTTTAATTTGAACGTCATCTCCAACTTTTTCGGAGATAACCGGACGTTCGATAACTTGTGGACGATAGTAAAATTGGTTCTTGTAGCTTTCAAGCCTTTTCTTGCCATAATCAGAAAAGAACATCGCAAGTGATGCAATCTTTTCTGGTGGAACAAATTGCGAAAGAAACTCGATCCCATAAGTGGCTTCAAGTCTCTTGAATAATACCATCTCCTTGATCCAGAATTCTTTGCCAGCATTCTTAGGAATGTTGACAAAATTATTAATATAATTTCGCCTATTAATCCTTTGCTTCATAACCCAGCTTCAGCGATCTCCCTAACCTTGTCAAGCCTTTCAGGACTTATTTGCTGCGGCGGCAGAACCAAAATAAAATCCAGTAATGGCGATTAGGCACTGTCTTATCTCGGTGGTAATTAAATTGCCAGAAATTTCAACAAAGGCGGTCTTGGTTTTATCGGCTAAAAAGCCAAACAGCCCGCCGCCATCCTGATAACTAACTTCTAAATAAGTTGGGATTCCAAGAATTGCCATCACAAACGGAGATATAACGATAGAGAATATGACCGACATCACTATCATTCGTCTAATTACCTTGCCAAAATCTGGGTCTCTGTTTGCTGCTTTGTCAGCAGATTCGTCCTGCTTATCAATTGCGTTCATCATCCGATCAAAGCGATTCTTGCTTTCTTCTGCCTTTAATGCAATTATTCTAAAAATAAAGCCTGTTATGGCGCCGCCAAACAGGCTTATGAGTTCAGTGGTCACACCACTATTTACACTTAAAGCTTAAAAGCTTGTATTGTAAGTGGGAACTTGTTGGTTTCTTTTACAAGTTCAAGCATCTCTGATGCAATATTGCGAATCTCTACTTGTGCATCTTGCTTATTACGAAGGTTTAAGAAGTGATAAAACGAGCGCCAATTAAACATTACATCGCTTGTAATCTGGGTATTATACCCACGGAAGAATCTAGCTGACTCCTTTGCGCGCTTTCTGGTGAAGCCATAGTTCTTAACTAGGTCTTCGATACACTTGTGATACAGATCCATTCCTCTTTCGGTATGGGTAGAGAGGATCTCCTTCCAAGTATCTGGCCAATCTTGCGGAACAAGATAGTCATCCTCTTTGATCTCCTTGTATCTTGCAGATTCTCCGTTTACCGATACGCCAACTCTATGCTTGATTAGATGAATATGAGAGGCTATGTCTGTCTTTATTAGAAAATGCAGGGAGGATTTTTCAAAGGGAGTGTGGTGTCCATTTTCAGCCAGCATCTTGAGTAGATCGCCCACTCTGCCCTTCTTTTCTTCATTGATGTCACGACTGGTTGAAGTCCAAGCAGAACAAGCGTGAGTAAGATCGTCGCCATAGATACCGATTAAGTTAACTGAGTTTTTGAACATCGCCGCCTCCATTGTAATAACTGTTATAAGCTTTTAGGATTGCGGAGAAGTATGCGGCATGAACGTCTGGTTTGTCAAGAGCATTTGCTAGATATTTTTGACAATTTTTAATTGATTGAATGTAATTTTTATCATTTCCCATCTGTGCCATAAAGTGTTCGATACAGTCTTGATCAACATAAATTACGCCCTGAATGACATCAAACATATGATAGTACCAAGAAATCTCATCTTGATACGACGGAGGGCGAACATAAATACAAATAGAATTTGATTTCATTGCCCAGATTAGCCTCTCCCAAGATGTGGTGTTGCCATTGACATTTAAAATATATTTATATTTTAATTGATCAGCAATACTGATATAAGCTCCAGCGATGCCATCCTCAAAGGGAAATTCGACAAAGTTTGTAATCTTAGCGTCTACTAGTTGGCTGTATCTGTACTTTCTGCAAAGATCAATTCTTTGCACTGAACCATTGTGCTTTGCGCCAGTATCTGACCCGCAAAAAATCGCTTTATCCATTTTTTCTTCAAATGGAATATCCACGCTCTCTATTTGGCTACAGATGCTAGCTGTTCGCGACAAATGAGAATCTGGAATGCAGATGTGTGGACTGTTTCTTGGACGCGCAAAGCACAGCCTTGTTTCCTTTGAGTCGTTCTGCGGACCATCGTTAAAGTTTACAATGGCTTCAAAATCAAGATCGCACAAATTATAGCTTCTAATGGTTGCGTCTGTAAATTGGATAAAGAAATTAAGTCGTATCTCGTCGATCCAATTTGACTTTCTTAAAACACGAACTCCATCCCTAGAGATGGAGCAGTGAGCTTCGTTTCTAAAAAGATTTACGCTGTTTAAATCTCTTGAGATATTTAATCTTGATGGATGAAATTCATTCAGTACGCAATAAGCTAGGATATGGTTCATTGAGCAAGGTCGTTGAGCGTCATCTTTTTAACAAGCTGGAAGAAGCTTGTCTTGGGTCGCCAGCCAAGCTCACTTCTGGCCATTGTAGAATCGCCAAGAAGCAGTTCGACTTCAGCTGGGCGGAAGAACTTTGGATCGATCATTACCATAGGAAGTCTGCTTTCCTTATTTATAAAGACTTCTTCGATGGTTCCTCGGTTGCCGAGCCATTGACCTTCGATACCAGCCGCAGCAAAAGACAGTTCTACAAATTCTCTAACAGTATGAGTTTCGTCAGAAGAAAGCACATAGTCCTTTGGCTTTTCCTGATTAAGCATCAGCCAAATACCATGAACAAAGTCTTCAGCATCACTCCAATCGCGCTTTGACTCAAGATTGCCTAGCTTTATAGCCTCAATAAAGTTATTTGAGTCTATTGCCTTTTTAATTTTTGCAACTCCCTTGGTGATCTTTCTAGTGACAAACTCTGAGCCTCTGCGAGTTCCTTCGTGATTAAAAAGCCAGCCTTGAACTGCATAAAGATTGTAAGAGTCTCTCCATACTTTTACAACTTGTCTTGCGGCAGCTTTTGATGCTCCGTATGGACTTCTGGGTCTAAGTGGATGAAATTCTGTTTGGGGGCTAAAGGTAACATCTCCAAATTCCTCTGAGGAGCCTGCGTTGTAGTAGCGACAGTTTGGAACAAACTTTCTAATTGCCTCAAGTTGATAAAGCACTCCCATACAGTTGGTTTGCATATGGTTGACTGGCATTTCCCAACTTGTCCCTACAAAGGAGTTTGCCGCTAAATTAATAAAATAATCCGGCTTGTATTTGAATATCGCGTTATTTACGCTTTCTGGGTCACCAATATCAAGGTCGATAAGCTTGAATCTTGGATCGGAAATATGGCTAATATTTTTATGGTTGGAAACACTAAGACGACGAACTGCACCAAAAATTTGAACATCAGTGTTAGTTAAAAGGTAATCTGCCATATGACTACCATCCTGACCAGTAACTCCTGTAATGATTACTTTTTTCATTAATTTTTAAATCCTTTATAAAGTTTAACGTTTTCTTCTGAAAACTTTTTGACGTTATTCTTGTTAACATAAACGTCAAGATATGAATTAATTGCCTTTGTTAACTTCGGGCGGCGATCTTTGAAACAGTAATCGACTTTCCTTTTCAAGTCTGCGACTTCGGCGTCCGTCTTTGCATCGGCAATCGCATCTTCCAGCTTCCACATTCTAATGTGCAGAACAATAAAGCGATCCATGATTTCAGCGAAGCTTTCACTAAACTCGATATCAGAAGAGTGGATCGGCTCTTTGTCAAACCGTTCCGAGATCTCCTCTAGAAGAAGCTCGCTAATTTTATTTATTCTTTCGGTTGACATTTTAAATAGTGTTGAGATCTTTGGCTAAATTTCTTACGTCAGAGTCTTTGAGTTTAGTATGGAGACCAACATAGAACCCATTGTGATGCAGGAACTCGCTATTTGGATAATCGGCGTAGTTGCCAAACTGCTTAAAACAAGTTTGTCTAAGCAGATTGCCAGAAATAATAGGTCTTGTTTCAATGCCCTTTGAATTGCAATAATTAATTGCGAGCTGCTTGCTTTCCTGCTTAAGCGGTATGATTGGCAGGGCAAAAGCCACATGTTCCTTCTTTTCATCAAATGGCGGCAGATAATAAAGATCAGAAAGATATGTGTCAAATAAAGAGTAAAGCCTGCGTCTCGTTTCTATATGTTTGTCTGCTTTTTTGAGATCAAGAAGGCCAGTCATCGCATGGACTTCTGAGTTTCGAAAATTATTCCCTACGCAATAAAAATCAAATCTTGGATCAACATCTAAATTGGCGTACCGTGCATTATTTGTTACGGATCTTGTCATCCCGTGATTTCTAAGCATAAGGAAATATTCGTATTCATCTACATCATTTGTGAATACAAATCCGCCTTCTATGCTTTGAAGATGGTGGCCGAAATAAGTACTTGTAGTGGAGGTAACAAAAGATGATACGTTTTTGCCATCATAAGTCCCAAATGTATTTTCGCAATTATCAAACATTAGCCTTACTCCATAAGTTTGAGCTATTTTCTTTAATCTAGGGATATCTGGAACAAATCCTAGCAGGCTTGTCGGAAAGATTGCAGCAATATTATCTTTGTTTTTTGATACAAAGTCCTCAAGCAGATCATAGTTAAAGCAAAGATCCTCAAGGGATACGTCAATAAATTTTGGTAAAAATCCTTCTCTAATAAATGGTCCAACTGATGTGGCCCAAGTTGTAGATGGAAAAACTACGATATTCTTATCTTTCTCTTTGTCAGCAAGATACATCGCAATCATCGTGTTCGCAGTTGAGCCGCTTGAACAGTATACTGCGTACTTACTGTCAACAAAATCCGCCATAGCTAGTTCAAACTGATAGATAAGATTCCCTTGCGTCCACCTGTTCTTCTTATTAAGAATAAAGGAGCAAATTTTTAATCTATCAACGAATGTAAAGTTGTCTACATTTAGCGGCCAGTTCATGTTGTAAATATTAGATCAAGAAA